GGAAAGTTACACTATGATTTAGAATAAAAGGTATATTCGTAAATTTTACCAGAATTTGTAGAAAGATCTCCACATTTAACAGATGATGATGTAAGAATGTTAGCTTTGTCGATATAAAATTAAAATTAAGCACATTTAAAACTTAAGACTTAAAGTGGAACTATTAAATTAAGAACCAAATATTAAAGGAAATCAGGAGATCCAAATACATCTATGGGTAACTCTCTAATTAATGCTGCCACGTTTTATCATATATTTAAATAAGGTTAAAGAGCTATAGATCCAAATGTGTCTATGGCTTTAATATTAGGAGATGATAATATTTTCGCCACTAACGAAGAATTAAATGTAGAAGAAATATAAGAAGCTTATGCAGAATATGGTTTAAAAGTAAAAGTTAGAATTACCACTGATATAACTACAACTAAATTCCTATAAAGTATGCCAGTTAAAATGAGAGTTAATAACGATATATAAACAGTTTTAGTAAGAAATCCTGGTAGAGCAGTATTATAACTATAGAATTGTCCAGTTTGGTGTCAAACAACGAAAGATAAGATAGATTATATAAGACTTTAATAAACAGGAAATGAGATATTAATAATGAATTATCCAGAAATAGGAGCATATTATTAGAGAATTTTGGATCTATGGAACAAAATATAATAAGAAGAAATTACAAAAGGAGATTATAAAGGAAATTCTGGATAGTTTGCTAGAGAATTGGAAAGAGCAGTTTGGGATAAAGAAAAATAAATCCACAATTTGATGGGTTATATGATAGAACCCATATAAGATGCATAATAAAATAAATATTAAACCTTCAATATAACTGATTGGGAGATGGGAGTTTGTTTAAAATAAATAATGGATATTGAAAAATTAGAAGATGATGTTTATATAAATTTATTCGATAAATACATATAATATGCATGATAGTGATGGCCATAGTTATATATACCTATTAAATCATAAAGAAAGAATAAATAAAATCAAAATAAGAAAAGAAAACAAACTAAAACTATATAAAATATATAAAATTAACCAATTATGAGAATGATTGGGAAAGCAGTTGGACAAAAATTGAAAATATCTTGGTAATTCTAGGAGAGGAGGTGATATAGGATAATTCGCAGGAGGACTTGTTTCAAGGATAACAGGATTAGGAGATTATAGAGTGACTAATAATACACTATTAGATATGGGATCTTAAATACCTAAAGTCATTAACACTAAATCTGGAACAAGAATACAACATAGAGAACTAATATCTAATATATACACTTCTACTACT